TACTCTCCTGCTTTTTTGATTGCTTCGACACAGATTTTACCAATTTCCTCTCCTTTATGTTTTTTAACTAATACTTGCACTTCATCGTGTACATAGGCTACTTGTTTATAACAACAACCATCTATATAGCCTCTTTCTTTTAACAAATCGTGAAATATAACAATCCATCGTTTTGTTAAAATTGCTCCACAACTTTGGAGAAGAGTATTTAGTGCTGCGTGTGGGTGCATAACTGGTATTCTCCTTTTATCTATACCAAAAATATACCCATTTTCTGCAGTTTTTTGAACAGATTCTGTTAGGTTTTTTAATGCAGGTATCTTTTTAAAGAAATCTGCTTTTATCCTGCTACCCTCTTGGCTACCTTTGCCAATAATCTTACCAAGTTTTTCGTTCCCTGCCCCATAAATGAGAGCATAGATGAAAGTTTTGGCATTATCACGAGTTGGTAACCCTGCTGCATTTTGGTTAATTGTATGGATGTCATCGTTAACAACCTGCTTACCATATCGACCATCATCCCAGTTAGCCATATAGTGGGATAAGCAACGCAACTCCAAACTACTAGCATCGCACCCCATAAGGCTGTAGTCATCATTAGCATAAAACAAACTACGACAATCCACCCCATATTCAGCTTTGACACTAGGTATTTGAGCCATATTTGGGTTCTTGTGTGTGCATCTCGAAGTGTATGTTCCCATTGGGTTAACATATCCATTTATCTTTCCTTTCTTTACTAGTTTCAACCAAGCTTGTTTACCCTCTGCAAGTTGTCCTAGCCTTTTTTGTATTGTTAAATATTTAGTTAGTACTTTTGCCTCTGGATAATCCAAAGAACTAAGAACTCGTTCATCTACTTTAGGCAATCCAGTCTCTGTAAAAATTTTTGGCTTCCAGTCATACTTTTCTTGTAGCATTCTGGCTATATGTTCTCTACTATTTGGATTAAACTCAGTAACAGTTCTCTTTATAGTAGGCACACCTTTTTCATATCCATATTTTTTACTGTTAACTTTTGGTACAAATTCTTCTTCGTGTACCCAAGCAGTTATGTCTTTCTTCAAGTCTGTCTCAATGAGACACCTCTCGTCATTCAATTTAGAAAAAAGCTTTTGTGCTGCCTCTTCATCAAATGGAAAGCCGTGTTCTTGTTGTGCAAACAAAATTTCTTGAATTCTATGCTCCAACTTAACTGCATCTTGAGAGTATTTTATGTTCTCAAATTTTTTATACAAACAAGTGTTTAGCCAAACATCTTGTTGACAATATTGTAACATATCTTCAGAAAAAACAGAAAAGTCGCTTTCTTCTGCAAACTTCCCTTTGTTTACACCTATTCTATACCCCCAAGCTTTAAGACTATGTGAGCCTATAAGTTGTGGTGGTAAATTACCTTTTCTAAATAGTTTAAAATCTCTATTTTTTCTATCTGGAAAATATAATCTACCTAATACAAGGGTATCAACCACTATTGCTTTTGGTTCTACATCATATAATTTTTTTATGACTGGTAAGTCAAAACATATAATATTATGACCAATTAGAACTTCTGCTTTATTTAGAAATTCTATACCATCTCCAATAGTGTCCTCTTTAAAAATGTACTCTTTATCATTGTCGCTAACATCTCTGGCAACGATACAATGTATCTTAGTAACACTCTCTAAGAGTCCGTCAGTTTCTATATCAAATACTAGTTTCATTTAGTTCATCCTTTTCATTAAAAGTAATATCATCTATATCATCTTCATCAGCAACAGTCAACTCACTCATACGAGCAGTATGTTTGTCATAAGCTAATTTACAAGCTACTCCAGTCTCTCCAGTCCATCTATTCTTCAATACTCTTACAGTTGTTGTAGGAGAATTATCAGATAAATTTCTTTCACAACCAATACAAATATCTGTTAATTGTGCAATTCCACTAGAGCCTCTTAGCTGACCAAGACTTACTCTTGCTCCATCAGTATGGTCTTTACCATCTGGTCTTTTAAGATGCGAGACTAATATCAAGCCAACTTTTAGTTCTTCTACTAGTCCTCTTAGTTTTGTCATAGTATTATCAATAGTTCGTCTTTCGTCTCCCTCTGCTATACCAGACACAACAATACTAATATGGTCAAGAACAATAAAAGAACATCCACAACCATTTGCAAGGTATCTAATCTTAGCCAATAAATTATCTGACTCAGTAGAACCCCAATGGTCATAAAGATATACTCTACCAGTTCCTAGTGTTTCTTCAAAGGATTTTTTGAGTTCCTTATCAGTTACATCTACATTACCTAGGTGTAGTGGTTTATTTAATGCAATAGACATAAGCCCAAGGGCTGACCTCTTTACACTTTCCTCAAGAGCAATATAACCAATTGTCTGTCCTTGATGCAATAAGTAGTGGGCAATCTCTCTACAGAGTTGACTTTTACCTACACCAGAACCTGCAGTTATGGTTACAATCTCTCCTTTTCGTAATCCAAGTGTTTTACCATTTAAACCACTAAATGGATATTCAAATGATTCAGTATCATCTGTTGATGAAACTAACTCCCATAAATCTGCTCCATTTACAATACCATCTGGTCTAAAGTCCTTGGCATCCCACATACAATCAATAAGTTCATTTACCTTTCCTGCTACCAACATTTCATTGGCATCTTTCATTGGTAAACTAGCAATCTTTGCTTTGTTGGGTGGTAGTATAGATGCACAATCTTGAGCAGCTTTTCTACCTGCCTCATCATTGTCAAACATAAAAACAACTTTGTCGAACTTATTTAACCACTCCAAAGCTTTAGCGACATCTTTTTTTGCCCCTGCTGCTCCGTGAGGTACAGAGACAACAGCCCATTTATTATTTAAGGCTTGGCTCATTGACAGAGCATCAATCTCTCCCTCGACCACAGTTACTTGTTTACCACCATCTCTCCATAGCCATTGACCATACAAAGATACTTTTTCAGTCTTGCCAATAAATAAAAAATCTTTATTAGGAAATCTTATTTTTTGTGCAATAACTGTTCCTTGATTATCTTTATAGTTAGCAATCTGTACTGCTTTACCATTGTAGTTACCTACTTGATAATCCCACTTCTTGATTGTAGCTTGATTAATACTTCTCTTAGTTAATGGTTTTTGTTCACCATCTGTAATTAATCCTGCATTCACTTTTTCTCTCCTTTCTGTCTCAATGAGACAATCTTTTTCTATGTACCCACACGAGAAACAATATCCGTGCCCATCGTCATAGATAGCAAACGCATCAGACGATGGACAATTCGGACAAGGATTGTGGGTTAAGAAGTTGCTTTCTTCGTGCTCCACCATTCCCTCACATCGAAGCAAGGGCACTCTTTATCAGAAAATTCGTTATGTCCAACTACTTCTGCATCTGCATAAGGTAGTTTACATTGCCAAACTAACTTTTCAAGAGTTTCCCATTGCTCCTTGGTAAAATTGTTTTCAGCTTTGTTATGTTCATCGAGTCCACCTACAAGACAAATCGAGACACTCTTGTCATTCATTCCCTTGCAATGTGCACCAACTGCATTCATATCTCTGCCAGTTTCAACTTCACCATTTCGCCTTATGACATAATGATATCCAATTTTTCTCCAACCTCGTTGCCTATGCCATCTGTCGATGTCAGCAGCACCTATGTCCATATCGGCTCTAGTTGCAGAACAATGAATCATTATGTAATCAGTAGATTCTCTACTCATAACCACTCCTTTGGTATTAGTTTACTTGCGAATTTGAAGCCATATTTCTCGCACCATTCAGAACAAGTCATACGGCTTCCTTGCACCCTAACATTTGGATTTTGGAAAACAAACCTAATATCAATATTAGGATGTTGTTTTTTAATAGTCCTATGTTTGCGTTGGTCAGCAGACTTGAACCACCCTTTAGCTTCAATGAATATTCCAGAGGGAAGTTTGAAGTCTGGAAGATAGTTTCTCTCCACAGTATACTGTAACTTCTCGCTTTCATATTCATACTCAACTTTTTGGTTGTCCAAGTCATTTGCTATACTCTCCTCAAACTTTGACCTAAAAGTCTGCTTCTTCTTTTTGTTCTTCAAAAGAGATGTCTTCTTCTTCATCATTTCCTCCAGTAGAGTTAGTATGTGAATATCCATCTTCTTTCTTGAAACCTAAAGACTCAGCAGAATCATCGTTGTTGTTGTAAGGTACAAGATTCAATATTTGAACCCCAACAAGTTTGAGTGATACTGAAGCCCCCATTGTAGGAGTGTAGTACGGCATTGGGTTATATGCCACTTTGACATCAGACCCATTACCAATCAATAGTTTTTCGACTATTGGTTTATTATTAGAATCAAACATAACGACCTTTTTTTCAACTTGACCATTTTTTGTTTGAATAATTTTTTTCTGTTTGAACTTAAAGTCAAGTTCTCCAGTTTGTTTGCCATCTTCGACAACCTCAACATAAGGTACAGTACCTTTTTTAATTTTTTTGTTGGGATTATCTTTAACAGCTTTAGCTACAGCTTGCTCGATTGCTTTATCAATATTAGCTTGTAGCTTTGTAGCATTTTCACCTTTGAGCCTCAAGCGAATAGAATATTCACCATCAGCTACAAATCTGGTATCTGCTACTGCTATTTTTGCCCATTGGGATTTACCCATAGGTGTTACTTGATATGCCATATTATTTTCTCCTTTCATCAATAATTTTATCAAGTTCGCTTACATCTACACCAAACTCTAAGAGTTTAGCGATTATATCAAGAGGTACTGGTATGTATCTCTCTCTACAATTCTCGTATAACAAAATTAAAAAGTCTTTGTTCACTTTATCTAAATCTAACATAGTCAATTCTCATAGTCAACCCCCTCAGAACAACTGTCTCATTGAGACACTAGCTAAAAAAGTAATTAGATTGTTTTACTACTTCCAAATCTAAATCACCTTTTTCTGGTTGAGGAGGTATCTCATCTGTTACCTCTTTCGCAAAAGTTTCAAAATCAGTTAAGACATCATTATTCTGATACATTTCAGAAAAACTTTGTCTGGTTAATTTATGTAGTACTGGTACATAACTTGCGTGTACTCCATAAGAATCGTGCACCATTGCAAAATCTTTTATTCCTACTTCTACACATTTGTTAATTGTTATTGTCATAGCTGCAGAATCCATAGAATGAATAAAATTTGGAGATGCTCCATTTATACTTCTTCTTCTGTCAGCTTTTGAAAAGTCTTGTTCTCTTACTTGTGGTTTTATCAATGTGTTATCTATGTATGTTGTTATTCTTCTTGACTTAGTCTCTGGGTACATTTGTTGTACTAAAAATCCAGTAGGTGTCATCCACATAACTGGTAAATTTAATTTAGATATGTTTGAAGATACTTGTTGTAACCAGTCCATAACTGTTCTAGCAGACACAATAACCTTTCCTATACACTCCCACACTATCTGTGCTAGATAAAAAGTTGGTTGCCATAAATCATTTCCCCAAGGGTGCGTAATTCCAACATCCATCTTATCAACTATATAATCTTCAATGTATTGTCTGGTTGAAAAAAGTTTACCACCATATGGAACTACCATAACTGGTCTCTTTGTAGTCTTTCTATTTATTCCAAACTCTAGCCATTGCCTAGCCATCTCATCGTGAGACTTTCTAGTTTCTAATACTTTTATAACTTCATTCGCAACATCTTGATAAATATCATTAGGTGTTTCTGACGGCACAAGATTTGTACTTATTGCTCCTACTCTGTCTCTAGCTATTGCTGAAAGGTGTTGTAGTCCATTATTTGAACCATCAAGAGAAACTGGAATTCTAGAATTTATATCTCCTAGTTTTAAATTTTTTGACAATTTACTTTGTATTTCTTTCCATTCAAAACAAAAAGCTAAAAACTGCCAAGGGCTGTCTGCATCTTGCCACCATTTGTATTCATAAGGATTTGTCGCAGTCTGAATAATTTTATCTGTGTTTTCTTCTACCCATCCATTTCTATTATCAAAAGAAACTTTGTCTTCACCAAAACAATTTGCTCCGTGAACAGCTAACCAATACATACCCTCTCTGGTCAACGGAGCAGTCTCAGCAAAACATAGTAATCCTTTTGAGTAATCTGGACCTTGTGGTGTTAGGAATGATGAAGCAACATACTTTCTACCTCTAAAATCATTTTGATACACATAATAAAAACAATCAAAATCTTTGAACTTGTTAGCCATAGAGATTGTACGGATTACTTGTAGTCTTTTTGATGCCATCCTAGCATTTGCTTGATGTACTTTTGATGCTGCGTGTTTCCACTCTCGTAACTGTAAAAGTTCAGCTTCATTCATATCAGCTTTCTTTTTGTTAGGAAAAGGAGATGGTGGAAGTGGTGCATCATCTTTGGATGGAAGTCCAGACCAACTGTCTCCAGATTCCCATACTGTTTTCATAACTTCTAATACATCTTTGTTTACTGCCCATTTTGTTTTTTGTAAGGCATTTATAGCATTGTACTCCTCATCCATTTTATGGTAGTCCATCTCAGTCAAATACTTTCTGTTAGATGTCTTAATCATAGGTAAGGGTTTTATATGCCTTGTATGGTATCCTCCAGAGTATGGACTAGTCCAGTCTCTAGGCTCAATAACACAAGGCATATATTTAGGAGACAATACTTCACCACGAAGATTGACGGAATTTATCCAATTGAGTGTTGTCTCAGTTGGAGCAATGTGTAACACTTTTTTATTCTTTCCGTAAGTATGTGTTACTTGTTTTATAATACCAGTTTTTGAAACAATGAGGTCAAGCACCTTGCAACCCAAATGAAGTTTTTCTTGTATAGACCACACCTCATAGTCAATCAAAGCTTTTTTATTCATAGTGTGTATGATTGCATACCTACGATAATATCTATTTGATGTTCTGGTATTTACATCTTTAACTAGTTTCTTAAACCACTTTGGTTCATTCTTTTCAAACAGAGCAAACTTGCATTGGTCTTCCAAGGCATTCGCAATACTCATCGCACACTTAGTCAATGTCTGATTTTTAGAAAGACTATCGACCACTTGTTTCAACCCTATATAGGCAGTTTCTTCTGGGTCTACTAACGAGAGTAGGTGAGCAGAGGAACTTAATCTACCTGCCTTGCCCTTGAATGATTCTGTAAGGAATTCATCTATGCCATTGGCTACAGAATCGACACTCTTTTTCATTGCTAGAATTCCATAAAGAGTTGTAGACTCGTTCCCCTTTTCGATAGCCTTTCTAACTTCAGAACGATAATACTCAACACCTCGTGTTTGCATATCTGACTCAAGTTCTCTTTGTATGCTATATAGTTTATTATTATGTTTCATCATTATCTCTTTTAGGTAATCGCACTACAACAAAGGAATTACAGTTAGGACAACTCAAATGAGTCTCCATACAATATTCTTCACATTCACTCCCTATATCATAATCATTATTCCAGATTAGTTCTGTGTTACAATGCCAACATTTCATACGGAATTCCTATCACATTTCCTATCACTTTGCAACAACTACTTGTTTCGCATCACAAAGTAGTTGCGTATGTGTGTGCCGACCATAAAAATACACAATATCAACATTGGGTAGTGATTTCCTTGTATTGTCCAAGTTATCCAAAACATTTGACAGAATAATCCAAAGAGTGGTGCATAACGACTTCCATTGCCATACAACCAAACACTAATTACTGCTAATATTGCACAAGTTATTTCTAATACTAATATGTTAATTCTGTATCCCCTTTTGAAAGACCATAAAAGGATTTTTTGTGTTCCCACAAAGGCTCATCTATACACATATATCCCCACATTTTTTCTGGATACTTTTCTTGTAATTTTTCTGTGAGTGGTTCAAGTGTCTCATTGAGACAATCTGGTACTTTTCCAATAAATTTTTCTGTGTACGGAGCATCTTTGTATCCGTGTAATATAAGTATAAGAACCATTGCAGTTTTTATCATATCAAATCCTTTTTAAAAATTGTTCCTTGTTGTTTATATCCTAGTCTTTCCATAACTTTGTTATATTTTACATCGGTAAGACCATCATAAGTTACTGGGAAGTTTACTTGTAATGCTCCCCAGTCCATTGCCCACTTCTCAAAATCTTTTAACAGTTTTAATCCTGCTAAATGACTTTTACCATCAGTAAACAATAATTCTTCTTGAGCAAAAAGGTCATCACCCCATAGATAATTAGTTATGTATCCAAGTAAGTAAGCAACTGCCTTTTCTTCTCTGCAATAAACACGAAAGTAGCTGTGGTCAGAATCAATATAACCTTTAGCCCAAACACGAATATTGTCATCAGAATAATGGCTATTCTTATAGATACTCGTGGAATGCATCTTACGAGCCAAGGGAAGAAGATACTCAATATCACATTCTGTCGCATCACGAATCATCTGACTTACCTTTTTCTCTAACTTTTTGTAAGTCTGCCATAGTGTACCCATATTTATTCATTAACATTTTTTTAGCATAACTAGGGTCTGCTATGCAATTCAAAAGTAATGTTTCTTCAAACTTTTTAAAAGTATCATTCATTGTCATTTTACTCTCCTTAATAAATTATCCACATCATATAAATCTTTTAGTCCAAACATATGTTGTATGGTTACTCTATACTCTGTGTAACAATCATCACATAAGTTTTTATCAAACTCATTACTAGATGTAGTATCAGAATTGCATTTACATTCTTGACATTTACTCATCATCTTCCTCCTTGTCTAAATCAAATCTAATCCATACTGATGCACCTGCTTCGTCTTCAACTCGTTCCATCTCTTCCCAGTCAACTGGTGACCATATTTCTAACCATTTGATAAACTCTTTAAATGTTTTAGGTTCAGCCATTTTTACCTCCTACATAATGTTTCATACTCCAAGCTAGGGATTCAATTTGCTCCCATACAAATTTAGGGTCTGCATATTCAAAATACTCCCAAGCATTATCTTCAAGGAATTGGTCAAGTTTTTCCTCTTCCCATTCATCATAGTCTGGTGGCAAGTGTTCACCTAAGTAATGACCACTTGCCCATATGATATCTTCTTTAGTTACTTTAATCATCATATAAATCTCCCTCGTAACCATAGTGTTCTGCTGCTTCTTCACAGAAATTAGAATCATCACACTTATCGCCCCACTTCTTGTACCACTCTTGATATGTTTTGTGGTTTGGTAAGTCATCATAGGCACATCTACGATTGTATGCATTTAACCATAAATATTCAAACTGTGCTTTCAGTTCTTCAAGACCCTCTTTACTCTCGTTATAAAAATTATGTACTTGGAATTCATTACTCATTACTTACCTCCTTGTAATTCTTCAAGTTCTTCAACAAGCATATCCAATCCATCACATATACCCTTGTGCTCTCTATTTGAATGGCTATCGTTTACCCACTCATCATCTGCTTTAATTTCTTTTGCTATTTTTTTTATTTGTTTTAATGTAAACATATTTTTCTTGTCCTTTTAGTTAATTAGTTTATTATAATCTAGTGTTGCTTCTTTTATTTCATCAAGCAACTGTCTCATTGAGACACTCATATCAGATGGTAATACTTCATCATCAACGGCAGTAGCAAGGTCAGACAGAAGACCAACAAAATATGCATTGTCCTCTGCCAAACCTTGTACTATGTTTCTGAGAATCATAATCTCAGTCTTATTGGTTAAATTGCTCTTCAATCCAACCCCTAAGTTTCTTTTGTGATGCAGTATGCTGAACAAGATGCCATAAGTCTGCATTGTCCTTGTCTTGTACTGCAACAATATCGTGAGAATAAACACTACCTGCTTCTTTGTAGATACCCTCTACCATTGCAAGTCTAGTTTGTCCTTTTAGATTGTCCATCATAGTCGCATACCACCCATTGGATAGTAATACTCTATGACCTTTTTTGATTTCATTTGTCTTCACAAATCCTCCACTTAATTCAAGACTATGAGCATTTGCCAAAGCCCAATTCATACTTTGTTGAGCATTATTCATTTTGACCTCCTAAATGCGATAGTTGTGTTATATATAGAATCCTCAATGTACCTGCCATTTCTCCAGTCTTTCAACCAGTTGTAAAATGTAGGCAATGAGATGAAATAGTATTTAGCTAACTCTACAACCTTTACTCCATTGTCTTGATTAAGTAAAAAGTATTCTACAATTCTCTTCTGCTCAGACTTTGAGTATTTAGAGTAATGCATATACTTACCAGTTCTCTTTGGAGGTTGAGGCTTTGGTAACTTGTCAGCACCTATGGTTAGCCTTTTTGGTGTCTCATTGAGACGAGGGGAATCCTTAAACATATCTAACTGTCTAGGATTGTTTGTAGTAGGTTCTAGCAACATAATATATCTCCTTTTATTTAGTTAAAATTGCTATTATAGTTATTATACCACAACCAATGAGGGAGTCAACTAGCACCTAACACCAATAGACTTGCTCATCAGTTGCGTAATGAGGGTACTCATCAGAGAACCACTTGGGTGGTTTACCCTTGTGGATTTTACTCCTTGTCCACTTTGCAAAATATGCCTTTTCACCTATGTAATAGTTACGATATGCAGTTACTGTATCATCGCACTTGTATTTGTCTGGCATACATTGTGGTGGTTCAACCCAATCTCCGTCTGGACAAGGATTGAGTGCAAGGAATTTTCTAAGTGTATCGCACTTGTGTACTTTATGGAATCGTTCAAAGTATTCGTGCAACAAATCAAGAAACAAACGATATGAAAATTCATATGTACGGCAGTTCTTTCTTACCCACCTAGTTGTAGGATGATTTTCGTATGCTCGTTTGTATACGGAATTTTTATATTTGGAATTATGATAGTGATGGGCTGTGGACAGCATTTGGGCTGTCTCCAACACCATCTTGGGTATGTGCTTGTCGCAAAGGTCTTCTGCACATTTACCTGCTACTTTGTGTAAAAAGAACAGATTCATTAATTTACCTCCTTTGTCTCATTGAGACACTTCAGAACCTTATCAAAGTCAATATCTTTGTCTGGTTGTTCTTCAGCATCTAGTTTCTGTATTATCTCATTTACTGTATCAAAGTATGGATTACTTGGCAAGTCTCTAGTAAATGTATGAAATAAACCAACGGCAAACTCAAGCCTACCTTGGCAAAGGTCTTCAGTTCCATCGGACATAGTCCAATATGGATACTCAATGTTAATATTTATTTCTTCAATTATTGATTGCAACAATGCTACATTTAGTTTTTGCATTTGGTTCACTCCTTTTCTTTTTCTTGTTACGATGAATATACGAGATGTTAGGAATATTTGAATCCCAACAAGCACGACAGTTACGACAACTATACACTCCATACTTTTCTTTGTGAAGATGGGCAGGACACATAAACCCAAAGACAAACTTTTCATCTGTGTAAGTTGTACTTGTATGTGTAAAATCTTTTTGTGGTGGGAAGTTTGCATATGGATTAGATAATCGCAAACAAAGATTGTCTGGACACTTTCGTTTTTTGAGGACTTGTCTCCAATCTTTGTATTCTTTACTTGGTAGCCAATGCTGACAATGTGGAGTTCTCTCACATATATCAAGAATGTCATTTGCCATCTTCTGACTCTGAATATCTCCAGAGTCAAACCATCGGAAGTAGGTTCGTGTCTCAATGAGACAAACCATAACTTCAACAAAATCATCGGAATTCATAAAGTCTAGGACTCGTTGTTGTTTGTTTTTTACACTAGGAAATAAATAATTACCTGCTAGTGCATAACAATCATAACAAGGAGTCCATTCAGACTTTGCTAGTTTTGAACCAGTACGACATAACTTGGCATCAAGACTTATGGAATCGCAAGGCATTTTAGTAGTGCTAGTAAGTAGCTTCTCACATTCCATTACTCTAGTATAATTAACAGTCATCTTACTACTCCCTCAAATTTATCAATAAGTGCTTCCAAATCCCACTCTGTTAAATGTCGAAACTGATTATTATTGTATCTAGGATAGTCAGGTACAAAATAAGTAGCACCACCAGTTCCGTCATTCCATATAGTACCCTTATCAGTTTTGACTTCATACCCTACACCTTGTCTAGTTTCAAAGTATCTGATTTTTTTTATATTTATAATCATTTACTCAACTCCACTACTCTAGCAGGTAATACTTTGGTAAAATTACAGACATCACAACATCTGCCATCGTTAGCTAGTGGTCTAGGATTATGTCCACCAAACCAGAATGGTTCGCCAGTCTTTGGGTCAAACTCTGGTGGAATTTTAAGACCACAAAGAACACAGTCCTTAGTTAGTTCTTCTTCTTTTGTTTTTGTTTTAGTATCTTCCATACTGTTTCTCCTTTAGTTAGTGTCTCATTGAGACATAGTATTAATATAATATATATACATAGTAGTACAAAGTAGTACATAGTTCTAAAGTAATACTATAGTATACTATATAGGATACCATAGTTTAGGGATTAGTCAACCCCCCTAGAACAAGGTAAGGAATTTGAGGAATGAT